CCTAAATTCTTAACTTCTTTTTTATCCATAACTCTATTAGTTTATTTATTAATAAATATGCAGTCTAAGTCATAATCACAATATTTTTTTGTATAATCTTTCTGACTTAACCCCTGTTGAATTTGATCAATGATTTTAGGTAAAATTTTTCTTATATCGACATCATATCTTACTTTTGGTGGGAAGTCATTTCCAGTAAAAATCTTTTCCCCTACAATTCTTTTCTTATGTAATATCTGAAAAGTGAAAAAGTCTTCTTCTTCGTAAATACCCTTTGTCTCAAACTCTGTAGTTACAACTTCTTCAGCGGTAGTATAAAAATATGGGTTATAGTATTTGTACATATAATCATATGTTTTATTTTTAAAATGTGTCTTAAGAATATCTACACAATCATCTACTAACTCTTTTATCTCTATTGAAGATAATGAATTCTTATTGAAATTATAAACTGGGAAGTTTCTTCCTACAATTGGGTTTCCGTTTATTAGAAATAAAAATTCATACGGAAATGTTTTATACACTTTTTTCATCTTTCTCTGTTTTTGTTTTTAAATAATAATTTTTCTCTTTTTTTATAATTCTTAGGAATGGTTGTAAAAAGTTTATATACCCATCTCTTCCTCCTGGTAACGCCATCATTAAACCATCTTCAATCATCATATTAATCACATTTTTTACTTCTCTACCCTCTGGATCAATAGTGGTTTCAAATAAATAATCTAATTCTTCTTTTGAAGACTCTGTTAGTAATGGATTCTTAAGATTGATTAACTTTTCATTAATATCGTAAATATCTTTACCTTGTACACCAACAGTAACTCTATTTATTATATTATCTAATGTTTTCAATCTATTTTTTCTTTCGTTTTGTATAGTATCAATCTTACTAATAATATTTTCCAATGTCAAAGTTTTTTCAACAATTTCTGGAAAATATTTTTTAATAGTTTTTTCACTAATACCTTGTATCCCTTTTATGTTATCACTAACGTCACCAGAAATCATCTTTATTAGTTTAAGATTGGTGGGGTGATGGTCAAAATAATTCAAGTAATTATCTTTAGTGACAATAGTTCTTAAGTTTAAAACATACATACCCACTCTATCATCAATCAACTGACATAAATCTCTATCATTGGATAGAATGACAACTTTTTCATTATCCTTTATCTTAGAAATATAATACGATATGGAATCATCAGCTTCAACTATCTCATCTTTATATTGTCTGATGAATAGTTCCTCACAATAAGACATTACCCTTTCTTTCTGAATATATAAATCTGGGTCACTTGGTGGTGTTTCATTATAGAAATCTTTGTCCCTATTGGACTTATATTCCTTATATATGTCATACCTTAGTCTACCACTAAATCTTCCATCCCAGAAGACATATACCCTATCAAAACGATATTCTTTAATTATCTTCCTTAACATAGTTAAGAACTGAAAAATACCGCCTATGTGGACATCCTTATTATAAAGATTTTTAGCTCCAAAATAGGCGGTTTTTAATAACGAGTCACCGTCAACTAATAAAGTGTGTGAGTAAGTTTTTTTCTTGTTAGGTAGTTTCACCGATCATATCTTATGTGGTTAAACAATCAATCATCAGAATAATCTACGGGTGCTTCAATATATTCGTTATCAGAGACAATATCAAAATCTAACACATCGTTACCAACATTTTCAAATATTTCAGACCAATAAGTTTTCTGTTCGTCTTTATATTGATCAATATATTTTTTATCGTCTTCAATAAAACCATGTGTTGTTGCCAATATTCTACAATCAGCAAACCCTAAACCATTCATATGGTTCTTATGTATACCAACCTTAGTTCTAATAGCGAAATTAACTTTTCTACCTTTATTAGTGGCAGATAGTTTAGATACTCCAGCATTTTTTTGATTTCCAAATAAGAATACTAACGCACAAGATAAGTATATTGATTGACCGCCCTTTGGTTGTATTTTAGGTTGTCCAAATGAATTATCTGGTAACTCTACCCAAGGCTGGTTTACGAATATCATAGTGTTAGTGTATGGGGATGATTCTTTTCTCGAAGATGTAATCCTCTGAGCCATTCCCATACCCCATTTTTCAGATATAGTTCTAGCGGTATGTTGATTACCACCTTTCCCATCAAAACTCATTTTACAAGGTATAGTACCTATAGAGTCCCAACAAAATAGTATATCGTGAGGTAATTCCCCATTCTTTTGTCCATCTAAAACTTCCGTTACATATTCAAAAGCTTGTTCAATATAGTCAAATCCTAACTTATATAATAGGAACCCATCCCAAAAACCAGTAACCTCACCAGTTGTTTCATCTATTTCCTCAACGTATTCAGTTTTTAACCCCATTTGTCTGGCGTGTTCAAAACTAAATTTTTGTTCAGTAATAATGAATATCGGTAAGATACCCTTTTTCTGGGCGTCTACCGCAGCTTGTATAAGTGCGGTAGTTTTTCCTGTGTCAGAATGACCTAACATCATATTAATTTGTCCCATAGCGGGTCCAGGTATACCTGTAGCCTTCTGGAAGGCTTCCCCCAAATCAAAGTACTTTTGTTCTTTGTACCTCTCAGAGGAGGAAAACTTTTTTCTTATAGAAGAAAAATCAGATGTTTTCTTTTTTAAAGGTTTCTTAGCCATATATTATTTTATATTAAAATGGTAGTTCGTCTTCATCAGAATCTTTAGAATTTAAATCTGTAACGAATACATCTTCTTTTTCCGAACTTTCTGAGGTGTCTGACATAAATGAAATCTCTTTTTCTAATGAAGCGGATTCAGCCTCTTCTTTGTCTTCTTCAGCAACATAAATCTTTTGTTCCGAATCCCAAATAGGCGTTTTATTCGTAGCAATAATTTCTAAATACTCAAGTGACTTTTTAGCGTAAACATCTTTATATGTCTCTTCGTTACCCATCCAGTCATTCGCCTTTGCGGTATCACTAGTTAAGATTGCAACATCATCACACATAATAGAATTAACGACAGAATGGTTTTTGTCATTTCTTCCAGCGACAATTACGATATCCCTACCTTCTCTTGGGTCAGTGATATCACCTTTTAATTTAAATAAAGGGATTAATTTATCCATAACACCGTCTCCAGTCCACTTATGTTTAAATCTCCAAAACTTAACACCATCATCTTCGTTATCTCTATCGATACCTTTTACAACGTACCATTTACGAGGATTTAACCCTTTAGCCAATTCTTTAGCCTTTTCTGACCCATCTTCCAATAATGCACTTCTAGCTTCACATAATGGACAATGTTCCCCATCATTAAGTTTAGGGCAATATGTTTTAGGGTACGTACCATTTAACTCTTTTTCGTGGAAATAAGCTTCAGTAAATGGAGATTCCTCACCTTTTCCAGGTAAGATTCTAAAGGTTCTGGTTGCAGATTTTACACCTTTCTGTAATTTTTCTGTGAAGTACTTTTTAAGTCTATCTTCGTTAGAAATTTTTGATTTTCCTTTCGATTCAGTATTTTTTTCATACTGTGAAAGAATCGCGTCTAATTTTTTACTCATTTTTATTTTTTTTAATGTTTATTTAACAATAATAGTAATAAAACATTAAAAAGTCAATAAGTATCTTAAATTAGTTTACGTATCTTGATTATTCTTCGTCTTCTTCGTTATTAGAAGTAAAGGAATCTCTTATTTCCTTTTTATCGTAATTATCAACATCGCTCTGAGTTAACGTATATTCAGTTTCTTCTTCGGTTGCTTCATACCCTTCTTTATCTGACCAAAAATCAGTTAAGGATACACTATATGGAAACGAATCCATTGACCTCATTTCTAACCTTTCTACTGGTGTAGGATTTCTTTTTTCGATTTCTTTTTCTAAATCGTCTATTTTACCTATTACCTGATCCATTCCACCTACTTGAGATTCTAAATCTGATAGTTTACCCAATAGTTCATCCATTTTAGTGTTTATCCCATCTACAGATGTTTTTGTTTCCTCAGTTTTATCAACTATATCCGTAACATCTACCTCAACAGTTTCTTCTCCACCCATATCGTCTGAAGCAAATTCATCTTCAACTGCAGCACCTTCACCAGCATCGGCAAATGGGTCAGTTTCTTCTACATCTGTTGTATCTAACGTATCTTCGGTATCACCTTCTGGTGTTGCCATATCAGTTGCGAATGGGTCTGCTGCCCCATCTTCACCTTCTGGTGTTGCCACATCAGTTGCGAATGGGTCGTCAGCGGCCTCATCACCAACAGGATCTTGTTCATTTAAAATATCGTCAAATAATAACTCAGCACCATCTTTTTTATCAGTTTCTTCAGGAACATAAAAACTATATTCCAATAATTGTTGGTGTCTTTTTAATTCTTCAGATAATAATTCTTTCTTATTCATTTCTATTACATTAATAATTGTCTACCATCATTTGTTTTGTAAACTTTATTTACCCTCTCAACGATTTCTTTACCATCGTTGATTAAACATTCGTCACCTATACACTCTTTTTCTTCAGTATCGTTGTCACCCAAGAAATTATCTAGTTTTTTCTTAAGAACGTCTTTTTCGTTTGTGTCGTCTATATTATCCATAATACTTCTTTAACTATAAATATAAAATTATTCAGAAAAATCACGTTCTATCCCCAT